TCCGAGAGATCACAGAAGATGGATTTAGAGCTGCTACTCCTACAACTAGAGCTCACCCAAACTCTCAAACGCTTCTTACCTCTAATGCAGGAGACGCTTTCAGCACTGTACTCAACGACCTACGAGAGCGAGCCATCGATTACCCTCCCAAGTCATTCGGATTCTATGAATACTCAGCACCTCAGTATTGCAAGATAAACGACCGCGATGCATGGGCTCTGGCTAACCCCTCACTGGGGTACACAATTACGGAGGAAGCGATCGAAGAAGCTATTGCTACTTCTCCTATTGAAAATACACGCACTGAAACGCTTTGTCAGTGGATCGATTCTCTAAGTAGTCCTTGGCCTCATGGCATCCTCGAGGAGACTAGCGATTCAGAGCTTGAAATGTCTGTTGGTGCTTATACAGTATTCGGATTCGATGTAAGTCCGAGCAGAAGAAATGGCTCTCTTATTGCTGGCCAATTATTGCCAGATGGGCGTATCGGTATTGGTATTTTAGAGACTTACAGCTCTCAAGTAGCCATCGATGAGTTAAAGATGGCGGCATCGATTAAGGCTTGGTGTGATATCTATAAACCGCGCCTAGTCTGCTTTGATAAGTACGCTACTCAGACTATTGCAGATCGCCTTCACAATTCCGGCGTTATCGTGGAAGATGTCTCAGGCCAGCAGTTCTATAAGGCTTGTGGAGACTTACTAGAAGGCTTGGTCAATCATCGAGTTGTCCACAATGGACAGGCAGAGTTCATCCAGCAGATGAACAACTGTGCGGCCAAGGTCAATGATTCGGCGTGGCGTATCATCAAAAGGAAATCCGCTGGAGATATTTCAGCCCCAATCGGCATCGCAATGGCGGTTAGCAAGCTGATGATCCCTCAGCCTAAGCCTCAGATTTATATTTAGACACGCCCTAGCATATTGTCTAATTACTTGACAAATGCTATACTTTCTGACTATGGGTATATTTTCGCGTACAGAGTCAAAAACTACTAAGCCTTCTGTCCTCGCGCAATATGCCCCTCAAAACTTAGGTGATCCGTACACATACAACTATTTCACTGAGGTCACTCGTTCTAATGCGTTATCAGTTCCATCTGTAGTTCGATCACGCAATCTCATTGCTGGAACTATTGCATCAATGCCATTAGAGCTTTACCGTAAATCAACTGGTGAAGAATTAGGCAAGCCAGTCTGGATGGATCAGCCTTGCTTTAATCAACCGCGTTCTGTGACTATCGCTTACACAGTTGATAACTTGTTGTTCTATGGTGTTTCATATTGGCGTGTAACAGAGCGTTATCAAGAAGATGGCCGTCCAGCTCGATTCGAGTGGCTTGCACATCATCGCGTAACTCCACAGTACTCACAGGATGCTCAGATGGTTGAAGGTTATCTTGTTGATGGTGTTGCAGTATCGATGACAGACATGGTGACATTCCAAGCATTATCAGATGGCATTCTTTCAATGGGTGGCCGAGTTCTACAAGCTGCAATTGATCTAGAGCGTTCATCACAGATCGCAGCATCGACTCCAATGGCAACTGGATACATTAAGAACACTGGTGCTGATCTAGATCCTAAAGAAGTTCAAGGATTACTTTCAGCATGGAAAGCAGCGCGACAGAATCGCAGCACTGCTTATCTAACATCTACTCTGGAATATAACCCAGCATCATTCTCACCTAAAGAAATGATGTACAACGAGGCCAAAGCCGATTATTCAACTCAAATTAGCAGACTTTGTAACGTGGATGCATTCTACCTTTCAGCAGATGCAAACAATTCAATGACTTACTCAAACTTGCTTGATTCTCGTAAGCAGTTTGTTTCACTAACTTTGCAACCTTATATCTCAGCGATTGAGGACAGGCTCTCCATGAATGACATCTGCGCGGCAGGTTTGGAAATCCGCTTCGATCTTGACAAGTCATTCCTACGCGCTAATCCAATGGATGAGTTGCTAGTAATCGAGAAGATGTTGGCTCTAGGTCTGATCACAACAGAACAGGCTATGGAGATGACAGATTTAACACCTAACGGAAGCGAAGGCATGTAATGGAAAATCAGATCCTTACCTTCTCTGCTGAACTAACTGCCAATCTAGAAGAACGCACAATCTCTGGCAAGATCGTTCCAGCGGGAACAGGCGAAGTTGGAAACACTTCTGCCGGTCGAGTGGTTTTCGAGAAGGGTGCAATCGCACTCCCAGAAGATCCAAAAACAATCAAGCTACTTAATCAGCATGACATGAAACAGCCATTAGGCAAGGCAACTTCATTCACAGTTGATGACGAAGGCATTTATGCATCTTTCAAGATCAGTCGTTCCAATCGTGGAACAGAAGCATTGATCCTTGCTGAGGAAGGTCTGCAATCAGGTCTTTCAGTAGGAGTCGAAGTGCTTAAATCAAAAAACAAGGCAGGCGTGATGCATGTATCCGCTGCTAAGTTATTCGAAGTTTCATTAGTAACAGAGCCAGCCTTTAAGTCTGCTCAAGTTATTGATGTTGCTGCTGAGGAAACTCCAGCAGAAGAAATCCAACCAACAGAAAGCGAGACAGTCTTGGACACAACTCCAGAGACAGTAGCGGCTCCAGAAGTTGAGGCATCGGCTGTAGAAGCTGCTCGCCCAACTGTTGCAGTCACTAATGTTCGTGAGCGCATCGCGCCACTAACAGCAGGACAATATCTAGAAGCTAACATCAAGGCAGCAATGGGCGATGACGAAGCTCGTCGTGTAGTTCGTGCAGCAGATGGAACAGATACAAATACAGGTCTAACACTTGCACCTCACCTAAATGAGTTCGCAACAAACACAATCAGCGGCCGTCCAGCGGTTGATGCAGTATCAAAGGGAGTTCTCCCAGCATCAGGCATGTCATTCACATTGCCTAAGATCTCAACAGCTCCAACAATCACACTAGAAGCCGAAAACGGCGCACTAGGTGGAACTGAAATGGCAAGCTCATACATCACTGTTGATGTTAAGAAGGCGGCCGGAATTCAGACGATCAGTTGGGAGCTCCTCGACCGGTCTTCGCCCGCATTCTATGACCAGCTCATCCGCGAGCTAAACGATGCGTACGCTAAGTACACAGATACCGCCATGGTCGCAGCCTTTACTGCTTCAGGTACTCAGGCAACAGCAACAGCAGCAACAATCGCTGGTCTAAAGTCATACATCGCTAAGGAAGTTCCAGCAGCTTATGCAGCATCAGGCAAGTTCGCGACAAACCTTGTTGCTAACACAGCATGGTGGGAGACAATCCTTGGTTCAGATGACACAACTAACCGCCCTCTATTTACAGCGGCTCAGCCATCAAATGCTCCTGGTAATGTTTCAGGACAGTCAATCACAGGTCAGGTTCTAGGACTTAACCTTTCAGTTGATCCACACATGTCAGTAACAACATTGATCGACGAGTCAGCGTTCATCGTTGCTCCAGAATCATTCCGTTACTACGAAGCACCAAAGACAACCCTTCAGGTTCAGGCTTTGGCTAACGGACAGCTACAGGTTGCTGTCTATGGTTACTACGCAATCGCACCAATCTTCGGTGGCGGTGTTCGTCGTTTCAACCTAACTTAATCAGTTAGAAACTAAGTCGCTCTAGGGGGTCAGTAGCCCTCTGACTCCCTAGAGTCTTTAGAAAGGAATGGGATGTCTCTTACAACAGTCGCAGAACTCCGTAGCACTCTCGGAGTCGGTACCTTGTATCCAGATGCAACCCTTCAATCTGTCTGTGATGCAACAGATGCAATTCTTCTCCCAATGCTATGGACACCACAATGGTTTGCAGTAGCACACAGCAACATCGTTGGAACTGGCACTCTTTACTTTGACATTCCAGTAACCAATATATTTTATGTAGGCCAGACTGTAACTATTGCTAATTCAGGCACTAAATACAATGGATCCAAAACAATTACAGCAGTCGGGGCTTATTCAATTTCAGTGACAACAACTCACACAACGGAACAACCTAAGCACCCTATTGAGCCATTCGGCACAGTAACAGCTGAGACTTACACAGACTGGACAACAGATACAGCAGTCCAGCAAGCAGCTTTGATGATATCTGTTGAAATCTGGCAAGCGCGTACAGCCACCCTTTCAGGCAGTAACCTTGTAGATTTCCAGCCAAGCCCTTACCGAATGAGCGCGCAGCTTCTCGCTAAGGTGCGAGGATTGATCGCACACGCACTCAGCCCTAATTCGATGGTGGGATAATGACTGTTGCTATCACTAACCTTCGTACCACTTTAGCCACTGCTCTCATCGATGACTCTAAGTGGCAGACTTTCGCGTTTCCACCTGCAACAGTTATGGCTAACTCGGTTATCGTTACTCCAGATGATCCTTATCTAAGCCCTAGCAACAATCACTATTCTTCCATCTCACCAATGGCAAACTTTAAGATCATCATGACTGTGAGTCTGTTTGACAATGAAGGCAACCTTCAAGGCATCGAGGACACAGTAGTCAGCGTATTCAATCTGCTGGATGAATCATCTCTATCTTTCAATGTTGGCACAGTATCGGCTCCTAGCGTTCTCAACGCTGCTTCTGGTGATTTGCTAACATGTGAAATGTCCGTATCGATCCTAACAAGTTGGAGCTAATATGTCAGAGCTAACACCAGAGGATTTGGCCTTCTTGAAGAAGATCGGTCAGATTAAAGAAACACCAAAGCCAGTCACTAAGAAAGAAGAGGAATAAACAATGGCTATTTTTCTGAATAACAATGTAGGGTTCAAGCTCAATAGCGTTGACCTCTCAGATCACGTCACTTCAATCACAATCAACCGTCAGGCTGACCAGATCGAAGTTACTGCTATGGGTGACACAGCACATAAGTTTGTCACAGGCTTGGAAGCATCAAGCATCACAGTCTCATTCTTGAATGACACAGCTGCTGCATCAGTCCTTGCAACGATCCAAGATAACTGGGGAACTACAGTGCCAGTATCTATGATCCAAGTAAAGGGAACTGCTGTCTCAGCGACAAACAAGACTTATGCGACTACAGTATTGATCGACAATGTAACCGACATCAACGGCGCAGTAGGCGATGAAGCGACGATTGACATTACATTCACATGTAACTCAAAGATCGTTCCATCTTCTTCAACAGCGTTCTAAACTAAAGAAAAGGGCTAACAATGAAACTCAAAGTAACACGCATAGGCGGAGTAGTCACAGAACATGACATCTCACCAGCAGTTAAGGCAGCGTTCGAGCTTCACTTTAAGGAAGGCTTTTATGCCAGACTTCGAGAGAAGGAAATGGAAACTGACGGCTTCTGGCTGGCATGGGAGTGCATCCGCAGATCGGGTGAGACTGTCAAGCCTTTCGGCCCAGAGTTCATTGAAACTTTAGAAGAAATTGAAATCGTAGTTGATAAACCTTTAGGCTAGGGCGCGATTCTTTCCTCTATCTCATAGCAGTTATGAGTTGTGAGACAGGGATCGCGCCTCAGGCCTTGATGGAACTAGAACAGCCAATGTTTGAAATGATGATCAAAGTGCTCAAAGAGAAAGCGAAGGAGGCTAACGGTGGCAACACAAGTAACAGGAGCCATTGAACTTCGCAAAGCTTTGAAGCAATTCACGCCTGATTTAGCTAAGGAAACTCAAAAAGAATTAGGTGCTCTCTTACGCCCAATCACTAATAAAGCTAAAGGATTCATTCCTTCTCAGGCTCCTTTAAGTGGATGGGATAAAGCTGGCAATGGCACTTGGTCTAATAGAGAATGGTCATCAAGTGAAGCCAAGCGTGGAATCGGATTCAAGGCAACGCCATCTAGAGCCAACCGTTCAGGTTTCCGTTCATTGGCTCGCATTGTCAATTCATCGGTATCAGGTGCCATTTATGAAACCGCCGGTCGCAAAAATCCTCATGGCCGACCACAGGCACCATTTTCACCAGTCGTTGCCCCACGACACCCAGATTTTGGTAAAATGATTCGTTCTGGTAATAAGAACCAATCTATGAGTAATAACCCTAATGCTGGACAACAATTTATTGATGCTCTTAATAACACAGGCAAGATCCTTAATGCTTACAAAAGAGCTGAAGGTCAAGCTGGACGAGCATCCCAAAAGATGAAGGGTCGCGCCATCTTTCGTGCATGGGCAGAGGATGGCGGTAAGACTAATGCTGCCGTAATTAAGGCAATAGAGAACTCTAAAGTCAAATTCGAGAACTACACATTGAAGGTTAAATAATGGCAGCAGATGTAAGAATTGACATAGCGGCGCAGTTCGTCGGCAAAAAGGCTTTCAAGGATGCTGATAATTCTGTTGCTAAATTAACTAAGAATGTTAAAACTTTAGCAACTGCTTTAGGTGCATCTTTCGGAACTAGGGCTATTGTTAATTTTGCTAAAGTTTCAGTCAAGGCATTCGCAGAGGATGAACGCGCTGCTGCTGGATTAGCGAAAACTATTCAGAACTTAGGGTTATCAAATCAAATCGCAGCTTCAAGTTTAAGTTCATACATTGATAATCTTGAAAAATCTTCTGCGGTAGTCGATGATGAATTAAGACCAGCGTTTGACAAATTGCTACGCGCTACAGGTAATGTTGCTAAGTCTCAGGAATTGCTTGGCCTAGCCCTAGACATAAGTGGAGGCACAGGTAAGAGCCTCGCTCAGGTTTCACAATCGTTGCAGAAAGCATACTTAGGTCAGACACAGGCACTAGGTCGCTTGGGTGTTGGCTTATCTAAGTCCGAGTTAGCATCTAGTGATTTTGAGAAAATCCAGAAGCGTTTGACTGTTCTCTTTAAGGGTCAGGCTAAAGTCGCAGCTGACAGTTATGAAGGTTCATTAAAGAAACTTACTATCGCTTCTAACAATGCTAAAGAAGCAATTGGTGAAGGTCTTGTCGATGCATTGACTTCATTGTCAGGCGATAAGAGCGTGGACAATCTTGCTAACAGTATGCAGGATCTTGCTAACTACACAGCCGATGTTATTCGTGGCATTGGTGTACTTGCAGCCAAGTTAAAGGCCTTGCCCGGACTTGGCGGCGCAGACATCTCTAGCTTTATCCAAGCAATTCCTATTCTTGGAACCTATATCAATGTACTCGCTGGCATGGGCACTAAAGGTCAGCAAGGTGGATTCGCACAGGGATTACCAGCAGACCTAGCCAACTTCCAAGCATCTATGGCCAAGTATCTTCCAAGCAACACCAAGGCAACAGTGGACAACACAGCAGCTTTGAAGAAGGTTGTGGCTAAGTTCGACTTGAAGAAGATCGGGCTTGCTGCCGCACTTGCTAACCCTAATATCTCAGCAGACACAGGCAACCGTCTAAGAGCTCTACAAGCGATCGAGAATGGCGATGCCGCTAACTCAATCAAATACGGCAATCTTGTGAAGCCGAATGCTTCCATGAAAAACCCTAATGCAACTGTTGTCAATATCTATCCTCAGGGCAACGTATTGACAGAGCAGGATCTAGTTACTTACATCCAAGATGGATTGCAGACACAGTCTCGCCGTCGCGGTGGCGGTAAGTTAGGGCCACTAATAGCATAATGGCATCCTATGACGGAGTCACAGCTCCTACTATTGCAATCCAATTCCTAAAGTCAGGTACTTGGACAACCGTTACTGCTGCCGATATTTTAACTACTACCATTCGTCGAGGTCGTAGCCGTCAAGATCAGCGCGATGAATCTGGCACATGCACCATCCAGTTCAATAACTCCAGCGGATACTATGACCCAGACTTTACAGGCGCAGCTTCTCCTTGGGTGATCTCAGGCGTTTCAATCCTTCGAGCAGGGTTACAGATGCGAGTAGTGGCCACATGGTCTGCTACTGCTTACACCCTTTACCAAGGCTACTTAGATAACAATGTAGTCAATCAAGGAAACATCCCACTAGTGACTATGCAGTTTGTCGATGGCATCGCAGTCATCGCAGAAGGCTGGGCTCCTAACCTTGCTACAACATCCTTCGCTGAGACTGCTGCCACTCGTGTAGGTCGCATGCTTGACTACGCTGGCTGGAGTGCCACTGCAAGGTCACTGACGGGCTCTGTAAGCCTTCTAGCAACTGCCCAAGGTAGAAACTGTATGCAGATGATCTACCAGTGTGTAGACAGTATCGCAGGGCGTTTCTATGTCTCTCGCTCAGGTGATGCCACGCTTGTACCTCTAGCCGATAAGTTCAGCCGTCCGACACAGATGCTCTTTAGCGATGCAGGTGCGGCTTACTCAATCAAGTACGATGCGATCGCTACAAACCCTGGAACTCAATATGTAACCAATAAGGCTATCGTTACTCGCGGATCTAATCTCCAATACACATCAACCTATGACCCAAGTGTGAGCTCTTATGGAATCAAGGCTGTTGAACTAGATGCTCCAGTATCTACTAACTCCAATGCATCCAACCTTGCTCTTTACACATCTCGCTTCATGGCTACGCCTACGACTTATGTCGAAGGTATTCAGTTTTCAGCGATAGGACTTAGCACTCTTTACCCAGACTTCTTAGCAACAGAGTTAGGGGATCAAGTGAGCGTTCAGCGTACTACTTATGACGGCCGCGCTGTTCAATGGAATCTGGTCATTGAAGGCATGACCCACAGCATCACAAAAGATAACTGGCTTGTCGGTTTAACTACATCATCCATCAACCCTTACTCGATAACGATCTAGTATGCCACTTTGTCCTCAGATAACTAACACGCCTATCACAGTCACACAGACTGCTGACTTCACTGTCTCATCTGTTACTCCTATTACCCCAGCGACCTCAGCTGATACTGGCAGCCTACAGACACAGATCACCACAGCACAGGCAACAGCCGATGGCAAGAATAAAGTCAATTACTCTACATCTGCTCCAAGCGGTTCTGGCACAAATGTCGGTGACATCTGGTGGCAATACTCAGCAGGTATCGTAGTAGCCCAGTATTCATGGACTGGCTCGTCATGGGCTACAAGTCCTATCTCATCTGCCGTTATTGCTAACATCGATGCAGCCAAGATTACTTCTGGAATTATCAGCTCGATTGAATACAACAATGGTTCTGGCACATTCAGAGTGACAGCAGCAGGAGCATTGACTGCTACATCTGCAACCATCACTGGAACAATCACTTCAACCTCTGGATCTATCGGTGGCTTTACTATTGGCTCAGCTGCTCTAACTGGCTCAGGTGGTTTCACTCTCAGCTCTACTGGTCAGATCGACGGTGGAAGTGCTAACACAATCTTCTACGGTAAAGCCAATATCGGTGGCGGTACTGCTGGCTCTGAGAATCTGATTGTTACTGGTAACTCAAACCTAAACGGCACTCTTATTGTCTCTGGAACAGGAACAGTACAAGGCGTGTTCACTGCCGTAGATGCTGGAGTAAATACAAACACCAATACAGCAAATGCTTGGCTATCTACAGGTGGAGTTCTACGCCGTACAACTGCCTCATCGATCCGCTACAAAGAGAACGTAACCGACATAACCAATGTGCCAGAGTTAGATCCTAAGAAGCTGCTGGCCTTGCCAGTTCGAGCCTTCACTTACAAAGAGGATTATCTCTCAGCAGCAGACGATCGATACCAGCAGTTATTCCCGGGGTTCATCTCTGAAGAAGTTGATGCTATCTATCCGATGGCAGCCGATTATGAAAACGGCGAGATCGAGTCTTGGAATGACAGAATCATGCTCCCAGCCTTGCTATCATTAGTTCAGGAATTATACAAGCGTGTCGAGGAGTTGGAAGCAAAATGAAGCCTAAACTTAATAAAGCCGCTATCCAATTAAGAGAGCAGTTTGATGATTCATTCCCAAGTCGTGACCGCACATCGGATGGTTGGATCGGTGATACCCGACACGCAGCTCGTCCTAGCGATCACAATCCCGATGCTCAAGGCTGGGTACGTGCCATCGACGTTGATCGTGATGTCAGTGGAAGGGCTAAGCCAGACCTCATGCCAGATATTGCAGATCAGATTCGTCTCTTATGCAAGTCTAAGAAAGAGCGCAGAATTACCTACATTATCTTTGATGGTCGTATCGCCTCACCAAAAAAGGCTTGGGCATGGCGAGAGTACACAGGATCTAACAAACACAACCACCACTGCCATATCTCGTTTTCGCCACAGGCTGACAATGATGGTTCTTTTTTTCAAGTACCTATGCTAGGAGGCACAGATGACAGCAGCCAATAACAACTTCGTGATAGATCAGGGGGCTAACTGGTTTGTTACTGTTGTGTACAAGGATTCAGCAGGTGTGGCCATTGACCTAACAGGTTACACAGCAGCTCTACAAATCCGAGATACCTATGCAGACTCTACAACTGACCTATCTTTGACATCTCCTAGCGGTGGTATAACAATCACAGGTGCAACAGGTACAATCGCTATCACTGCTACTGCTGTCCAGACTGCTGCAATCGCTGCTGGTACTTATGTCTACGACCTAGAGATCACTAGCTCAGGTGGAATCGTAACTCGACTCATCCAAGGCAAGATCTCTCTAAGCCCACAGGTGACACGATGAGCGACATCATTGAAGTTATTAAAGATGTAACCACAGTAACTATTGCAAGCGATGGCCCACAAGGCCCTACAGGGCCGACAGGTGCAACAGGCGCAGCGGGTGCGACTGGAGCCACAGGTTCTTCAGGTGTCATCTCTGTTGTCGCTCCTATCACTAACACTGGCACTTCAACTTCAGCTGTTATAGGTATCAATGCTGGTGTAGCCAATGGCGTAGCAACTCTGGACTCAGGTGGCAAGGTTCCACAGTCACAGATCCCTGCCGTTGCTATTACCAATACATTCGTAGTGGCATCACAGGCTGCGATGCTGGCACTTACAGCAGAAGAAGGCGATGTCGCAGTCCGTACGGATCAGAATAAGACTTACATCCTTACAGCAACTCCAGCCTCTACCCTTGCTAACTGGCAAGAATTGCTAACTCCAACCGATACTGTCACATCTGTCGATGGTCGTATCGGCACAGTAACTCTGACCGACAAGTACGCACAGCTTGCTACCGCTAATACCTTCACAGGTGGCGTACAACAGATTACAACTGCAAGTGCTGCAACTGTTGGTTTGATTGTTAAGGGTTCTGCATCACAAGGGGCTAATCTTTTTGAGGCACAGGATTCTGCTGGAAATGTTTTGCACAGTTTAACTCCAACTCAGTTAATATTGACCAATAGCACAGCATCTAGCAATCGTGGATTAACAATCAGACAATCTTTCGGTTCAATCGCTGGATCAACACTTGCTATGCAAAAAAGCCGAGGATCTAATGCTAGTCCTACAGTAGTAGCCGTTGGAGACATTATTGGAGCGATCGCTCTTGGTTCTTTTACTGGAGCTACATATCTTACCGATACAACTTTAATTGGTGCATCTGTCACTGGCGTAAGTGGAACTAACATTTCCCAAAGCATTTTTATTACAACTGGATCGGGGCCATCTAACTATAATCCAAGCATTTTGGTTTACCATACTGGTGCAGTTGGTATCGGAGCCAATTTTGGTAGCATCATTGGAACATTGACTGCTCCAACTGCTGCCCTTCAAGTGAACTCTATCGCTACTGGTACTCCTGTACTTATTGCTCGCGGTGCAGCATCTCAAACTGCCAATCTTCAAGAGTGGCAGAACAGTTCTGGAACGGTGCTGACAAAAATAGATAGTGCTGGCAATCTTGTATTTACTCAGGCAGGCGCGAATATAACAACACCTACATCGGGAAGACTAAACATTGGCGGTGCAGTTTATGGATCCACTGCTTTTGGCACTATCAGCGTAATTGGAGACAGTGGCGGTTATGCAATAGATGCTAGAGGAAATGCAGCAAGTGGTTCTATTGGTGGAAGAGTGCGTCCTGGAAATGCGGCCAATGTTGGTTTCATTATTGCTGGTGAAACTTCACAAACGGCAGATTTACAAACTTGGCGTTCATCAACAGCCCTGCTGACTGCCATAACAGCAGCAGGCACAATCAACTTTGCATCAGGCAACACATCTGCAACGGCTAACACAGGTGCGGTTGCTTTACCTGCCTTGGCTGTAGGATTCATCACTATGCAAGTTGCAGGCACAACCGTCAAAGTACCTTACTACGCTAACTAGGAGCATCATGGACTACGCATCATTACTAACAAACGAGCAGAAGAAATCAATCCTTGAACAGCGCATCGCGCAGTTCGCATCTGAGGCATACCAGCACTCAATCAATAAGCAGGTAGCAGGAGACAACGCAGAAGCAGTAGAAGCTGCCGATGCTGCTCTAGCAATCCTTGACAACGCAATCAAGATCCATCAAGAAGAACTATCTAAACTAGGAGAATAAATGGAAGCCATAGTATTCGCTACCCTTGGTCTAATCGCCATCCCTGTACTACGTCAAGCGATCAAGTCTTATCGGGCTAAGAAGGCTATTGCAGATATTCTTGTAGATTCTTTAGAGGCTGCTGTTGATACAGTAGAAAAGAAGAAGTGACACAGACAGACTTTTTCACCTTCTATCTGGCCACACTAGGCGTTATCGGTGGGCTGGCTGGCTATGTGATTACTCATCTGCTATCTGAGATAAAGCGTCTCAATCAGCGTGTCGATGAGATCTATAACATACTTCTAGAGCGATAATTTTGCCATGGCAAGAAAAAAGGTTATAGACCTAGACACTTACAGCGCACTCGATGCGTGGGCTATCAGCTTGCAGGAGATGTATAGAGCTCTACGTCGAGCAGGTTTTGATGTCGAGTTATCTTTAGCAATCATCGTGGAGCCTATGGCCTATCCGCGTTGGATCTTGCCAGATCCAGTCGAGCCAGAACGGTTCGGCGATTACGAAGACGAGGACGATGACTAGCAGCCAGAAGAAAAGGTATTTGGTCATCAGTGACCTTCAGATTCCCTATCATCATGAGCAAGCAGTAAAGAATCTTATCAAGTTAGTAAAGCGCGAGAAGTTTGACCTAGTCCTCAATACGGGTGATGAACTGGACATGCAATCGCAGTCCAAGTGGGCTAAAGGTACTCACCTAGAATATGAGGGGCAATTAGATGCCGATAGAAGTCTGGCTCAAAACATCCTCTGGGATCTGGGCACAACCGACATTACACGATCCAATCACACCGATCGTCTATACCACACTCTCGTTAGAGGAGCTCCTAGTCTCATCGGACTTCCAGAACTCGAGTATTCCAACTTTATGGATTTCTCCAGTCTGGGGATCCGTTTTCATAAGAAGCCCTTTGAGTTCCACCGAGGCTGGGTCTTAGTCCATGGCGATGAGGGATCGATGAACTCCAATGCCGGGCTTACAGCTCTTGGCTTGGCTAAGAAGTTTGGCAAATCCGTAGTCTGTGGACACACTCACAGAGCAGGCATATCAGCCTTTACAGAGGGCATAGGAAGCCAATACAGGACTTTGTGGGGCGTAGAAGCAGGAAATGTCATGGCAAAAAATAAAGCCTCTTATCTCAAGGCTGGCAGTGCTAATTGGCAGATGAGCGTAGCAGTCATTGAGACTCATGGAAACCATGTCTCACCGATGCTAGTGCCTATCAATAAAGATGGATCCTTTACCTTGTACGGAAAGTTATACGCCTAAAGCGTTATAGAATCGTTACCAAAATATACCGAGATATGTCGTGTCGGTGTGTCACACTAATCTCGTAAGCCAGTCAAGGGCACTGGATACAGATAGGTACACAAATGGAAATGCCAATCATAGTTCTATTATTAGCAGCTAATGCGTTGTGGTACATCGTGGGCTGGGCACAAGGCTTTAACGAGGGCAAGCGCGAAGGCGTTGTAGTAGGCAAGAATTACCAGCGAGTGACACAAGATGCTCGCTAGTGAAATCCTACTCACAGCCACAGACACGATCAGTCAGCGTGGGCTTACATACGGTCACCCTGCGGATAACCTGCAACACACCGCGATGCTCCTCAGTGCATACTTACAGACACCAATACACGACTATCAGGTGGCAGGGATCATGGTCTTGGTTAAACTTGCAAGGACTGGTCAGTCAGCACAGCAGATCGACACATGGATCGACATGGCATCCTACGCCGCACTTGGTGGACAACTAGCAACAGAGGAGAATGATCTATATGTTTAATCTAGCCGACTATGAGACAGTGGAGGTTCGTCTTGAGAAGTTTATTAAGGATTATCCAGATTTTCGTATTGCAACAGAGCTGGAAGTTGTCGAGGCAGCTCGATACGTTGTTAAGGCTTATCTTTACAAGGTTGCTACGGATCAAGTTTCGTGGACTACTGGCTATGCAGAGGAGACGATTAGCGAACGAGGTGTTAATAGCACTTCAGCACTGGAGAATTGCGAGACTTCTGCGATCGGCAGAGCACTTGCAAATGCAGGTTATGCTGCTAAAGGAAAGAGACCAAGCCGAGAGGAAATGACCAAGGTAGTAGCACAAAAGCCTGTCAAGCCACCGGTACAAGATCTGGTACAAGCGATTAAAGCAGCTGACAAAGAGCCAGCAGAGCAGGACTATTGGACTACTCCAGTCAATGAGTACATGAAGGTAGTCGATGCTCCAGTTACTTTAGAGAAGGCGATGCAAAACATCACAGCTGTAATGGGAACAGGTGAAGCAGTAGAAGCACCATCATGCGAGCATGGACACATGCAATGGCGCGAAGGTGAGAAGAATGGCAAGGCTTGGGGTGGATTCTTCTGCAATTCAGCAATTTCCTCAGCTCATCGATGCCCTACCAAGTGGTACAACCTGGGCTCTGATGGCAAGTTCGTACCACAGAAGCCGAGGGCATAATGGAGTTCGTAATCATCTGGGTAGTTCTAGTGTCAGTTGTATTGGCTTTCAACTATGGGAGGAATCATGGGTAACATCGGTATCAAGATCAATGGTGAATGGGTAGACCTCATGTCAGCCTTTGTGCCATGTCAGTTGTGCAACGAACCTGTACAGATCAAGGATCTAGAGGACATTTCATCCGATGCTGTTAATGGCGTAGTGTCATGGCAGTGTGCTAAATGTAAAGCAGTCAATGGCTAGTCAAGCACGAAAGCACAGAGGTTTCCGCACAGAGCGCGTCGTAGCTGAGTACCTATCGACTTGGTGGTCTGGCGCATGTGTGGGAAGGGGTAGTGGCAAGGATATTGTCAATGTACCGTTTGACTGCGAGGTCAAGGCTAGGGCTGGGTTTCAACCTTTAGCGTACTTACGGCAATTAAAGGCTCGCACATCTGTTTCGGGGGAACTCGGATTTGCTTGCATAAGACTCAATGGACAATCTGATAAGAGTGCAGAGGACTATGCCTGCATCATCCGTTTAGAGGATCTATTGCCACTACTCTTACTTAAATACGGTCACCTAGACAAAGAACCTACAGAAGCAGACATCGACCGTTGCTCTGGATGTGGGTCATACATGATAAGGAAGTGCTTAACTTGCCAGCCTACGATTACAAATGCACACGATGCAATCTCAGTCAAGAGATCTTCCATGGATGGCACGATAGACCTATGATCCCATGCACTTACTGTAATGAGCCAATGGTTAAGACAATAAGCACAGCTGCTGTCCACTTTAAGGGCAAGGGCTTCTACTCAACCGATAAATAGTTATCCACAGAAGTTATCCACAGGAGGTAAATAAGTGATGACACGCCCAAGATTTACGCTGTTGCTTGACAGTATCAGTATGCTAATTAAGCAGAGCCGAACAGAGGCTCAGCCCGCGCCGATTAAACGCATAGCGCGGGGGGTGCTTATCGCAGTAATGGGATCGCTATGCATTATGCCTAATGCAGGCGGCTCAATACCAGTGCAATACGTAGACTATAAGACATACGCTTTATATCTATTAGATTTTAATCATCAAGAGCATCAATGCTTATTAAAGCTCTATGGTAAAGAGAGTGCTTGGAATCCATTAGCTGTTAATGGATCTCATTATGGAATACCTCAAGGTAGAAGTACCTATTTAGGCACATTAGATGGATGGGGTCAGGTACGATGGGGTCTTGACTATATAGGTCACAGATATGGTGAGCCATGTATAGCATGGCAACACTTTAAGGATAAGGGCTGGCATTGATGAGTAGCACTAACCCTAGTCATAGGGAGTTAGGCACACAGCGTTGGAAGGATCAACGACTACGTGTGTTAAAGCGTGATGGTTACATCTGTCAGTATTGTGGTAGTGAAGCAACTCAGGTAGATCATGTGATCAGTCGCAAGGATGGTGGTGGACATGAGCTTGATAATCTCGTGGCCTGCTGTGCACCATGCAATAGCAAGAAGGGTGCGCTTAATGAGGGCGTTTTTTTAGGGCGACAGTCTAC